CTCCTAAAAGCTTGTATGCCAATTACTTTGATGACTTTGGCTTTGATTCTTGGGTTAGCTCCACTGTACCTGTTGGCAGGGATTCTTGCTCGATCTTCTTCAACAACATCTCCTTCGCCTGTATCCCGCCCTCAATCAATAAAATAGTTTTTGTTTCTTCTTCTAAAACTTTTTGTGCTTGATTTCTAGTTTGAACGTGTTTTGCTAGTTCTTCTTTCCATTGAAGTAACTGTTTTTCAATAATACTTTTCATAATCAAACAATAATAAGATTTTCGCCAGATCCAACAGTAACAGTAACACCACTGTTGATTGTTATAGGACCAGCAGCCATAGCATTTTTGCCATCAGTAATAGTATAGTTCGTAGTTACAGTTTGGTCATTTTCGAAGAATACTTCATCAGAACCACCACCTGTAGCTCCAGCCGATATTCCAGTTAAAGATGAACCATCACCAGCAAATGATGTGGCTGTGCAAGTTCCTGTAACTGTAAAACCACCAGAAACAACTTCAGCTTTTGTTGCACCGCCAAGTTGTAATTTTAATGAGCCAGTACCAGCATCATTAATAATACTGTCCGAAGTATCGTGAAAAATTTCTAAATCTCCACCATCACCAAACTTTATTTTGTTGTTATCATCTATCTGCAAATCGCCATGAACCTCTGCTCCAACAGCACTCGTAGAAAATCTTAAAGAGTTGTCATGGTACAAATCAACTGACCCATTTTTCTTAAACTGAGCAAAAGTTTCACCACCACTGTAACTGGATAATTTAATGCCAGTTGAAGTGTCGTCAGTTTGTATTGTTAATGGTAAAGTTCCTCGTATTACATTTATTGAACTGCTTGAAAGATGATATATTTCTAAATCACCACTATCACCAAACTTAACAGCATGGTCATCATCTAATGATATTTCAAAACTATTAGTATCTAAATTACCACCAAGCTGCGGTGTAGTGTCACTTACAAGATCAGTAATATAACCAGCACCATTAGTAATCGCATTATTGTTCAAAGAAATATTACCCGTTCCATCAAATGAAACTCCTGCAATAGTTCTTGCTGTTTCTAAAGCTGTAGCTGTAGCAGCGTTTCCTGTAGTATCTTGGTTGAGAGTCGCTACTCTAGCTGCTGCAAGCGTTCCAGAGGAAATATTAGAAGCATTTGTAGTGTCTGTGGTAGCTGAAGCTACAAGACCAAGCATTGTCCTTACTGCACTTGGAGCTATTTCTTCAATAATTCCTGCACCACTACTATCTCTTCCTAAAAGTCTGTCTGTTGCTGATACGTTTTGAATTTTGGCAAAAGTTACAGCATCGTCAGCAATCTTAGATGTAGTTATATCTCCATCTTCTACTCCACCACTTATTTCAACAACAGATCCACCATCATTTTTGGTAAATATTTTAGCTGTATCAGTTCTTATCGCTATTTCGCCAACTGAAAGATCAGATGAACCTGGATCGCTACCAGAACCTCTTTTGAATTTGATTGTATTAGCCATGAGCTTTTACCTCCTAGCTCTAGTATGAACCACCGTCTATGTTGAAGCTAGATGCACTTTCATCTTCTAAAAATGTAACTAGGTCAGACAACGCAACTTGTTTCATAGTTCCTGCATCGTTAGTTACTAGACGATCTGCTGCTGCAAGAGTCGTAGAAGTAGCGGAAGTATCTCCGTCTATAATATTTAACTCAGCAGTGCTTACTGTCGCTCCATCTAGAATCGCTACCTCAGTTGAAGTTAAAGCTGCTAAAGCTGCTGCTGCACCAGATTGACAACCCGATAAAGCATCTAAATCTGCATCATAGGCTTGGACATTCGTTCCAATCGCTAATCCTAATGCTGTTCTAGCTGCACTTGCACTTGTAGCACCCGTTCCACCATCGCCAATGGCAAGTGTTCCTGTTATGGAACTAGCAGCAAGATCAACAGCAATTTCAGTAGATTCAATAACAAGTCCACCATTAGCTTTCAAATCAACAGAAAGTGTATTACCTGATTTATCTAAACCATCTCCTGCTGTTACCTGACCAGCACCAGAAAATTGAGCAATAGTAAGGCTGTTAGTACCGACCACAGCAGATCCCTTGTTAGATGTACAAACGAATCCATTGTCGGCATTAACAGTTCCTTGCTCAACGAAAGTAAAGAATCCAGCAGCGTCAGCACCAGCAGCTAAATCACTAGCTCTTGCTGGACTTGACCCAACTATGTAAATACCATTTTCTGAGGCTGTTGACTGATCTTTAACGAGAACACGATCATCAGTGGAAAGAGTTACACCATCTAGCGTATCTCCATTATTAAGAGCAGTAGATATTGTTATGTTTGCTGTGGTAGCTGCCACACAAGAATCTTTAACATCTAATCCCTGAGAAGTAGCCTCAACAAACGATTTAGTCGCTGCATCAGAGCTATTTACGGGGTCAGCTAAGTTAGTTATTGTCTGACTATTTAATGAAACTGAACCTGTTGGTGCAGCCATCTGATCTAATCTATTCGCCTGTACACCTGTATCAAAATCACTTATTTTTGTATGAGCTAACGAGGGAATGTCAGCAGCTACTAGAGCTCTAAATGTTGGAGCAGCATCACTTCCTGTTGTTGGACCAGCTATAACTTTATTTGCATTTTGTACTGTATCTTTGTCGAAAAAACTACCCGTTCCACCAATGGCTTCAATAGTTGTAGCAGTTCCCCCTGCTCCTCCTGTTCCAATACCGATGAATAATTTTTTGTTGCCTTCTGCAAAAGCTAACTCAGCATTTGCAAGGCTTGTTGGTGCTGAAGATCCTGTGGATCTCTTAATGCGTACTGTATTAGCCATTTTTAGAAGTTTCCTCCGTCAACGAGTGTAAGTTTAGTAGTGGTTGAATCTGCTTTAAATGTATCAGATGCAGCATGGTAATAAAAGATGGCATCATCTACTTTCCCAGTTACATCAAAAGTAACACCAGCAGCAGCAGGACCTTGTGGGCCTTGCGTTGTGATTTCAACTGTAGTTACCTCAGAAACCTGACTAACTACAACTTGATTTGGATTGCTCATGCTGTGTAACCCTCACTTATAAATAGTTTACCCTCTAAATAATAGTTTTTGCTACCACTTGGTTCTGTTAACAATACGTCATAAAACAAAATACTTGGAGTAAAAGTAGCTGTTTGTGTATCTGTAAGAGAAATATCAATAATTCCATTGGCTCTATCTGTATAAGCTACTGTCCAATCCGCATATTTTGTGGAGCGTGATTCGTCATAAACTTGTGCAGCCACAGTATATCCAGTTAAATTTATTGCCGATCCAGTTGAATCTTTAAATGTTAACTTAATAGGAAAGTCTGCTCTCCTATCTACAGTAAAATTCTTTTTTCCTGGAATTATTGCCATAATTAGTCAGCAGCTTCCGCAGTATTTCCTTCAGCTACCCATTTAAGGTACTCTTGGTAGTCAACGTTTGCTTCGTTTTTTGGAATTGATGAAACTGTACCATCATCTAAAATTCTTTTAATTGAATTTATAACTTGGTCATCAGTTGTATTTGCATAAAGTTTGTAACGTGTTGCCATAATTAAAGCTCCGCAGAAAATTCAAAAGTGCCTACATCATTTTGGACTTGGCAGACACCCGCAGTTCCACCATCTGCACTACTGATTGCTACATACATACTGGTGTGATGTGGATTTGCTGAAGTATGTGCCCCATGTATTGCTAAATTAGAAATTGTAAAATCATTACTTGTATTACTAGAAAAATACCTTGCAGCAGTACTACTTCCAGTAAATGTCGGCATTGTTCTCATTGATGTTGGAAAAGGTACTTCTCCATAAAAACTAGACCCATTTGTCGAATAACCTAAAAAAACAGAATCATTATCATCAGCCGTTAATTTAAAATAATACCTTTGACATGAAGCAAGCTCCTGTGCAAATGACCTATGCTCAAAATCTGTTACCACGCTGCCTACTTCTAATTGAACTCCTGTGATATACAATTCATTTGATGTTGAACTAGCTAAGTTTACATTTGAACTTGAAACTCTATTTACATTTGTTTTTGAAGCCCATGAAGATGTATTAACAGTGCCACTTGAATAATTAGTACCTCCAACAAGCCAGATTTTTATATCCATTGATTGAGCATTATCATTATCAAAAGCACCTGTTGTATCCGCAGGAAAGACTAATGAGTAACGATTCCAATTTCCGTCTGATACTGTAAATGTTTTACTAGCTATTCTGTTGTTGTCATTATCTTGTACTTCAGCAGTATAAGTTCCAGAAACATTTGACTTTATATAAAATGAAACCGCAAATTGTTTTGCAGCAGATGTACCTTTTGCAAATGCTTGAGCATTTTGCCCTTCGATTTTTTGTTGAATCATCATAAAACTATCAGCATCAAGAGAACTCTTTGCTGTTGTACAATCTAACTTCATGGAATTACCAAATCCATCAGGTGTGTCAGTAGATTGAGAAAGCGACCAAGTACCTGCACTACCCATAGCAACCCTAAATCTATCAACAAAATAAACACTACTTGTTTGACCTGTAAGATCTCCTCTTTGATTAACCTGTGCTGCTCCGTTAATTATGATATTTCTATTGCTTAAGTTATTTGTAATATTTGCAGTACACGTTCCAGCAGAACTATCAATCGTGATAGCTGCTGTACTAGCTCCTGTTCCTTTTATACTGTTGACTTTAAGTTCTGACATAATTAACTAGGCTTTGGGTATTTGTCTTTTGTAGTTTTGATTGTGGCTTTCCAAGCATCTATTCCATTATGGTAAATGTCGTCAAGCTGGTCAACGATACTTGGGTACTCGTTAGCTCTGTTAATTTTGTATTCATTAGCAGTTTTCCATGCTGTATAAGCTGTATTTAATTCATCATCTGTGGGCTGTGAATCTGAATTTGCAGAATCCCACTCAATAATTTCATGGGGTGTGCAATTTTGATTCAATCTATAACGATTAGCATTTTTGCCAAGCTGTAATAAAGCTAAATTTATGTCTGTATCTGAATTAATTGCCATAATTACGCCTCCTTAAAAATTTCTACAACACAAAAAACCTCTGTTGTGTCAAAACCTGCTGAATTACCAGTTTGTATTTTAATTCCAAAGCCTTCATCATTTTCTGTAGTTTGACATCTGTGCTGTATTTCAAAAACTTTTGCTCCTGTAATAGTAAATTTCGCAATTACATTTGCATTAGTTATCCCGCTTCCATCATCATACGCATTAATACCTTTTTGCACAAAAGAAGCATCTGTAACGTTATATAAAGCAGCTTGATGCCTGTCTACTCTATGAGCAGGGGCATATGCGTTTATTTTGTATGTGCCAGCTTGTAAAGTAAATTGATTACTACTTATAGAAACTATGCCATCATCATCTGCTATTTCAGTATTAAGATCCCTTGTCCTCCAAGCTCCTGTTGAAAAAGTACCACCAGCATTACCACCACTTTTTACATCAGCTATAATGGCATAGCTTTTAAATGCAACATCAAGTGTTCTGGCAAGTGTTCCATCTGCATCACTTGGTAATGTAATTGTTCTGTCTGACGCAGGGTTTGAACTAGGTGCAGCTATTATTACACCGTTACCACCGCTATGTTTTAGTTTGATTTGACTCATGGTTTTGGATTTGCGTCTTTAACGGCTTTGATGTGGGTCGCCCACGTTCCAGTTGTATCTAGTTTACCCGCAACTATATCCTTATACAACATATCAAGTTGATCTCCAAAAGAAGCGTAAACTGTAGAACCATCAGTTGTCCTGTCGGTTTTATATTTAACAGCAGCAGCTTCCGCATCTAATGTGGTTCGTGCAGCATCAATATTAGATTGCTCAACAGAAACACTATTACCACTAGCATCTAAAATTTTTGAGTTTGTGTCATCTATAAATACAACAGATGGATAGGCTTTTCTTATGGCTTGATGGTCTAAACTCATGCTGCCACCTCGAAAATAGTTAAAGATGATGCAGTTCTTCCTACATAATTAGCATTAGCATTACCATGGGTTCTATTTATATACATAGTTTCAGTTGCGTCTTGTGCATGACTAGCTCCTATTCCATAAACAGTTGAACTCGTTGAAGGAGAACTTAATTCAAAAACTACTGTGAAACAGGCAATATTAGCAGCAGCAGCTTCCGCACTTGAATTAGAAACTCTTTGTCTACTATCTGAAGTGTCACCTCTATAAGCACTTGCTGAACCACCTATTAATAAAGTTGAAAAAATATTTGCATTACTTGAACTTCCTAAATTTATATTTGCAACAATAACTAATTTATTTGAGGAACTTGCTGCTGCGTATGAAAGAGATATTAATGCACTAGAAACCGCACCTTGAGCAACACTCGCTGAAGCCGTATCTGTTTTTGTTGTTGACGAAGTATTAATCACAGAACCAGATGCCATTGCTGAATCTGGCAGGGCTGTAAGACCTGTAACTGCTCCATTTCCGTTTATAACTACAGCCATTATTTACTTACGACCCTCCATTTTTTACTTAAGTTTATTATATACATTTTTATACTATAGTCCATGTTTCTCCTGCACCAATAGTAACAGTAGCTCCGCTTTGAATTTCTATTGGACCAAAGCTACCAGCGTTCTTACCATTTGTAATTGTATAGTCTTGTGTCACAGTTTGGTCATTCTCCCAAAATATTTCATTACCACCACCACCAACTGCTCCTGCTCCAGCAGCAGCCCAACTTAACGTACCAGAAGCATCAGATACAAGAGCGTAGCCAGAAACAGCAGCATCAGCAGAAGGTAATGTCCAGGTAAGACTAGAAGAAACTGTAGCTGGTGCTTGAAATCCTACATAATGACTACTATCAGCATCAGCAAATCTAAGATCATTTTGTGCCTGGAGCGTTAATCCATTAGCATCAAATATCATCTGCTCTGTACCACTAGAAGAAAATCCCATTACGTTTGCAGATTTTCTAAATAAACCTAAATCTGTATCTGTATCGAATGATAAGGCTGGAGTAGATGCACTTGAAGAATCATCTATTAATAACGGGCCTGTCATAGTACCGCCAGCTTTAGATAATAAACCTAAATTAGCTTGATCTATATTTCCTATCTCTGTAAAAGCACCATTACTTGAATTTCTTATTTTTAAAATATTTGTAGTGGTATTTAAAAATGGCATACCAGCTACACATTGACTTGAAGCTAAGTCAGATGACTTTGAATTACTTGATTGGATCGCAGCAAAAACATTATTAAGATCAGTTCTTACATTCGCTCCAGAAGCATTTTCAATAGTGTAATTAGTTACGTCAGCCACAATTAAATACTATTTTCCTCCATGTTACCCTCCTTTGCCGAAACCAACAGCACTGTAGGTGAAGTTCCTATCAATACTAGCATTACTTGAGTTTTTAAAGTGAACTGTAAAGCCAGTTCCAGATATACTGCTAAGTTCAAAATAATCACCAGTTGCCATGTTCTGCGGAGAGATATTAACAGAAGGTAAGAAATTATTTAGATTGCCTAACCCAGAAGTTCCAACGAAAAATGGTGCTGTAAATGTAACTGCTTTTGCTCCTGCTCCTGATGCAATGACAGAAGATTGTTCAGTTCTTGATGGCATAGTTGCTGTATATCCTGCTTGCTGTAAATTCATATTCTGTGCTGTGTCTGCTGTGTCTATAGTAATCCTGAATTGAAATCCTCTACCTTTAAATGTTCCGTTAGCAAAATCATTGAAAGATGTGTAAGTAGGTGAGCTAGAAGGATTATCAGTAGTGGTGCGTACAGCCATCTTTGCGTTTACATCATTAGCAATAGTTCCATCAAAGTCTGTCCAGGTATCTATATTGTCTGTTCTATTATCAAACTGATCTCCTGTATAAAATCCAACTCCTTGAAAATGTCTTTTTAAGACAAGTGAGAATGTACCACCAAGATCAAGAGTATCTACAAAATCATAAGTACCACTAGCATTTGCTG